AATACAAGAGAAGCACCTACAGCACTTGTTAAAGTTCCTAATCCAGTCATTAATGCATTTCCTGCTGTAAATCCTGTCATAGTAGTTCCATATGCAATTTTTCCAGAAGCACTTACAGTGCCAAACATACCTGCACCCGGAAAAAGGAATGATGCACCAATTAAAGCAGCTCCTAATAAAATTCTTCCAGTACTTCCACCTGCTCCTGATATAACAGGAATAAAATGTATATCTTCTTGACCAATAGGATAATTAATTTCTTTTTCTGAAATATCATAATTACCAACTTTTACTTGATAATATTTTGGATTCATAAATTTTTCTACTTGAGGAAAATTATTAACAAGAAAACTTACTGCTTTTGCAAGGCTATCTACTTTTATTTCAAACTCTTTGTAACCAATAAATTCTGCAAGTTCGCCATATAACTTTAATTTACGCAACATAACGATACCTCCCACCTGTACATTTTAACAACCATTGAGAATATGGTTCCCTACAAGATAGTCTATCTGTTAAATGATGTAAAACATCACCATCCAAAAAAATAGCTACATGATTTAAACCTGTTGAACCAATTGACATTAATAATGTATCTCCGTAAATTAATTTTTCATCAGGTCTTAATTGTCTGAAACCAGTTCTCCAAGCACAACTTTCAAATAATGGATTTCTTATAAATTCTTCTGGTGTTGTAGGTCTATCCCAATCTTTAAGTTCAATATTTTTTTCTTCTTTATACCAATCTCTAACTAAACTCCAACAATCAGTTACGCCCCAAACCCATGGTCTACCTATTAATGGTGGCTTATAACCACAAGGCTCACAGTAACCCCAAGTTTCTGTTTTTGGATTAACAATGTGCCACGGTAAATTACTTTGTTCACAACTTATTTTATCTGCTTGACTTGCAACAGGTGGTGTAACAGGGTGACTATGAACAACAGCTGTTATTTCTCCTGTATTATCTGCCTTTATATAGTCTTCTGGGTCAATAATGAAACATTGATGATTTGTTAAAGACAAATTGCGACATGGATAATATTTTTCCTTTCCTCTAATATTCAACAAAAGACCACAAGATTCTTTTGGGTCTTGGTCTTTCGCATGAACCAATGCTTCTTCTTTCCAATTCATGCTATAAATGTACCGATTGATGGAAATTCAGTTCTTGTACATTGTCTTTTAGGTGCTCTTATACCTGCAAGATCAAATACTGCTGCTAATTCAAATTGAACAACATCTCTGTTTTCTGCAGCTTTTCTATCAATCTTATATATTTCTTGTGGAAATTCTGCAGTAGGGTCTGGTGTTCCAAAAGGATTTGTTTGTGTTGTAGTTGAAGTGGTAGTTTGTTGATTAAGTGTATTAGGATTATTCATTGTTATTGTGTTTCCCATTGCGTTCCCATGAACAGAACAATAGTATCTTAAGTCAGTAGGGGCGGAAGGATAAACAGGTTGGTAACTAACACTAGCTCCTGCATTTCCTGCAGTTCCTACATTTGTTGTTGTTTGACTTCCTTCTGAATCAGATTTAATTCTTAATGGATGACCACTATTTGAAGAATGTGATTGATCGAAAATATATGTAGATCCCCTTTTCATTGTCAATACTGGATTGTTTGAACCATTAATAGCAAATATATTTACACCTCCTACATTTACAACTGTAACTGCGAAAACAACAGATTCAGCATCAGCAGGGTCTGCTATTGTTGTTGTTGTTGTAGAACTTGTTGTGACTTCTGGAAAGTTAACAGCATCAAGATAACGTGCCAAAGTTCTGATTCTTTTAACAGTTGCACCTGTTAAATCAATTCCTGTTGTTACAGCATTAACATTTAATAAAATTGCTGTAATAGTTCCAAGAGCATTACTGATTGTTAAAGTTGGTCGTGGCAATTGCCCATTTGTAAAAGCAAAGCCTTCAGCTTCTATTGGCATTTTTATATATGTGTTACCTGCCCAGACAATATCTCCATTATCATTTAAACTTGTTCCATTATGAAATCTGTAAGTTTGGGCAGACCCATGTAGGGTTGCATCAGTTGTAATTGTAAATAATTCAATAATTGATGTAGGATTGATCTTTTGTAGATCAGTAATTATTGGAGCAGTACTCATGGTTCAAAAACTTCTCTAAATGTTGCCTGAATTGTTGCTCTATTTAAATAATTTATTCTTTTATTCCAATTATCACAAACAAACTTTTTAGAACTACTTTCACCTGCAGGTGTATAATCAAAACTTTCTGTAGAACCCCTAGCATCAAGAAATGCTTCAATTTCATCTGCTTGTGTTTCTGAAACATTAAAAGTAAATATAAAAACTTTTGGATTTTGATTATCAGCTAATCCAAAAGTTATTCTATGTTCAAATCCATCTGCAAAACGAACTACTCTTTTAAATGGAGCAGACCTTTTTTGGCTACCATAACTAGGTTTTATATCAGGAAAAGTTGCCATTACGCTAATAAACCTCCGGGTCTTTTCTGTTTTAACAATTCTGATTGTATTGCAACAGATAAAACTTTTCCTAACTCTTGTCCTCCTTGGTCATCTCCTTCAACTGTTGAACCTGTTGCGTCTACATTTACAACAATATTTGTTGGACCACCACCCATAGAATTATTTGACAAAACCATTCCAGATCTTGACGGAGTAAATAATTCTGGTCCACGTTCACCAACTAAATAAGACTTATTTGCCATAACAGAACCACCATTAGCTCTTTCTCCTGAAAAGAATTTTCCAATTCCTCCGGGTAAACCTCCGAGAAAAGATGACACTCCATACTGAATTATGGCTCTTTGAATAGCTCCAAACACACTTGATGCTACTTCTCCTAATGTTTTAGTTCCTTTTATTGCTCCATCAATAGCATCAACTAAACCTGTTTCAATTGTTTCAGCAATTGAACTATATAAAGTTTTTATTCTTTTTAACTGTTGTTCATTTCTTTTATCTTGTATCTCTTGTTGTTTTGCAATTCCTAATTTTTCTTCCAAGAGTTCTAATTCTTTTGTTATTCTTCTTATCTGTTCATTTAATAATCCAGCACCTCTTTTTTGCTCTTCTTTTCTTCTTAAAGCTATTTCTAAACGTGTTATTTCTGCCTTTATTGCTTCTTGATTTCCTTCTTCAATTAATTTTTTATTTTTCTTTCTTTCTTGGTTTTGTTTAAAAATAGCAGTAGTTACTAATCCAATAGCAGAAGCTAAAGCTATCAATGGTAAAGCGTTCATAGCTATTGCTAAAGCTCCTGTAGATATAGCTAATGCTTTTGTTGCAACCGAAGCTGTAGCATTTGCCTTTGCTAAAGCTATTGCTCCTATAGATGTAGCTGCAAATTTAGCAATAAGAATAGTTTTTGCCGCTGCTAATAAAGTAGCTGCAGTAGTTGTAGCTTTAAATGCTAAAGCTATTCCTGTAAATAATGCTGCTGTTCTACCTATAGGCGAATTTATAAAATTAGTTACAACTTCAGTTAATTTTGTTAAAGCATTAATAACTGGTAATACTACAGGAGTTAAAGTTTCACCAAAAGCTCTTGATAAATTTTCTGCTTCATTTCCTAACATTTTAAATACCATTGTAGGGTCATTTTTTATTAATTCTTTTAAAGCAGGTGCACCATCTTTTTCTATTTTTCTTAATGCTCTAAGTACAACATCACTTGTTAATTTACCTTGTGAAGCAAATTCTTTTAATTGTCCAATTTCAACATCTAATTCATCTGCTATAGGTTTGAGTATTGTTGGAATTTGTTCTGCAATACTTCTAAATTCATCACCCTGTAATCTTCCAGAACCTAAAGCCTGAGCTAACTGTCTAAAAGCATTTGATGCTTCTATTGTATTTGCACCTGCTAATTTAGCAGCTGTATTAAATCCAAAAAATGTAGATTTAATATCTTCTACCCCTACGCCTAAAGGTGCTAATCGTGCAGTAATATTAGTAATTCCTTCAAGTGCTTCTGTAGAACTTAATCCAAATGCTCTCTGAGCATCTGCAGCTATTTGTTGAGATCTTGCAAAAGTTCCAGATTGTTTAGTTAATAATCCTAATCTTACATTTAATTTTTCAAAATTAGCTGCTGTCTGTATTGCATTTTTCCCTAATAAAGTTAAACCTATTCCACCAATAGCAGTTCTCAAACCACCAAATGCTTTCTGTAGCTGATTAGTTTTATTCTGAACACCCTGTAAAGCTCTAGTAGCACCAGTAGCATCAACAGTAAGTCTTACATTAGCCTGAGCCACAAATAAAAAAAGTCTTTATCTAAGTTTACCCTAATTTCTGTTTTTGTCGTTGCTGGGCTCTTTTTTCTAATTCAGTTTTATTTTCAAAGTAAGCAACCCAATATATTAATTCTTCTTCTGTTAAAGAATTTCTTAATTCATTTACTGTTTTACCAAGTTCTGTTGCTAGGAAAAATTCAAAATTTAGCCAATTATCCCCCTTTATTCTTTTTTTGCAGTATCTAAATCTAAAGTTACATCAAATAAAAATAGTTCTAAATCATTTAAAACTTTTTCAGGTACTGATCTCTGTAAAATAGGTGCATCTGACATATCAAAAGCAGGACTTCCATCTTCTTTTTGTGCCATTTTACAAAGTAACTGGGTAGAAACAGTTAATGCTTCATCAGTTCCAGCTAATTGCTGTGCTTTTTGTCTGTCAAATCTAGTTATAGGCGGAAAATATAAATCTATATTAGTTCCATTAGGAGTTTCTAATACATACTTTCTTCTTGTAGTCATCTCATCTTTGAAAGCTCCAATAATGAGATCTGCGGTTCTTTGATTTGCCATAAGTGCGGGATTTTAAATTAATTAAATAGCTGAAGTAATAGTACCTGTAGGTTTAAAGGTAATACTAATAGTGTTAGCTTCACCTAAACTAGAACTTTGTTCGAAATTAGTAATAATTCCATTAAA